TTGTCAAAAACTGTTGCAATGGATCTTGCTGCCCAAATCTGGGGTTCTATCCCTGTTTCTTGTTTTATTTTTAATAATATTTCTTGCTCTTGTGATGTTAACTTTTGTTTCAGGAGTCTTGCTTTCTCTACATCAACTCGGACTCCTTTAAATTTCATATCAGTTAAACACGGAAATAATTGTGTTTCTATATCAAATATATTTTGTAAATTTTGTTTTTGTATTTCTCGTGATAAAACTTTAAATAATTCTAATGTTAATTTTGCATCTTTTTCTGCATAATTACCTACATACATAGCAGGAAGTTTATACATTTCAGATTTAGGATCTATTCCCCAGGACTGTGCTGCTTCTGTTAAAGCTTTTTCATCTTTAACTTCTCCAAGATATTCAAATGAAATACTATTTAATGTATATGCTAATCTATTTTCATCAATTAATGATGACATCACCATTGTATCTACAATATGTCCGTTGATTTGGACTCCCGCTGCTCGAAGCCAGCACACGTCATACATTGCATTGTGAAATATTTTTACATTATCATTTGCACAAACTTGTTTGATCCAACTTAAAACTTTATCTTTATCTAAATTACCACCACCTTCATGAGCAATTGGATAATATGCTGACCATCCTTCAACGGCTACAGCAATACCAACAATGTTACCATTACCAATAATTGCACCAGATCCTCTTGATTTAAGATCAGGATCTTTAGTTTCTAAATCTATTGCAATATATTTATATCCTTTTAAATCAGGATAATTTTCTGGACAGATCCATTCTTTCTGAGCTTCAAACATTTACGCTAATACCATTATTAAAAAAAAATAAACACATATTACTGTTATTAATCCTAAATCAAACACTGCAATCTTTCTACCTCTCATTGATTGTAATCTCTTTCTACAATCATTTGTATGTAATGAATTGCTTTTAATAAATCTTGCTTTCCACCTTTGTCTTGATGTCTGCAAATATATTTAATTGCATTACCTTCTGCAAACAGTATCTTATTTTCATTTATAAATCTAGAAGGTTGGATTTTATATTTTTTGTAATGTGAACCTCCTACTTGTCTAAAAAACGCCTTGTTCATAGTATTGGATCTCCTGGTATATAGTTATAATAATCATCTATATCTGGTTGCATGATATAAAGATTTTCTTTTGCCCTTGTTACACCCACAAAAAACAATCTATGTTCTGGATCAGGATTTCTTAATGCTGCATCATGTATAATCTTTTCCATTCCTGTATATAAGACTACATTTTCGCACTCTTCACCTTTTACACCATGTATTGTGGATACTTTAATTCTTGCAGGTTTAAATAAATCATCCCCGCTATTTAATAATGATTTAATGTATAATTTTGTATCTTCTTTAAAATTTAATTGCTCCCAACTTCCTGTCACCTTGAGACCATGATTTAGCATCAGGTCATCTATATCAACAAGATCTACTGCATCTAATGACTTGCCACTAGAAAATCCATATTCAACATGTCCCATGTTCCAATTTAAAACTTTATAAACTGATTTTGCTTCTTCAGCGCCAACAGTTGCTCCTTGATTTAATCTATGCCAAACTTGGTAGGCCTCTAACAATTCATTAGATAAAACTGTATTTGACCTACTATCAAATCTTAAGTTTAATGATGTTAAATGAGCTTTAATTGGATTTAACATTTGATTAGTTCTTGCAATAATCATCCATTCACCTTTGCTAAAATTAATATTGTCCAATGTTTGATCTTCAAAAATTTGTCCTTCCGCATCTCTAGGAAGCCAACTTTTAATCATTCTATTTTCTACATGCTGTAATATATCTAATGCTTTTCTATGAATAACACGCGGACATCTTCTTGATTCAATTCTTGCATCCACTTCACCTTTTAAATTAATAAATATATTAGGATTAGCACCTTGAAACGTATAGATCGTTTGATCGTCATCCCCTGCAACGTATGATCTATCACATCTTGATTCAATGTAATTGAACATTTCCCATTGCAGAGGATTCAGATCCTGTGCTTCATCCAAAAAGACAACGCTGAGTGGAGGGCATTTATCTTTCTCAATGAACTGTTTAATCATATCGGAATACTCAATCATTCCGGTTTGTTTTTTATATGATTTTAAATCGGCATCAATCTGTTCTGTTAACCATGTGTCTACACTATAATGTTTATCTAATTCTATTGCAGCATCCATAATAGATAGTTTTTTACATCTTGCATATTCAATAATTTTCATGTGATCATTTTTATATGTTGTTGTTTCCGTATAAGGATCAAACTCTGAACTAAAAGATAAATCTTTACATATTTGTGAAAAGTTTTTAAACGCATTCCATTTTTCATCTTTAAGTAATTGTGTATTAGTATCTATGTTTAATTGTTTTGTTCCTAAAGAATGCATAGTGCATATATATGGAAAATTTTTTATAGTTGGAAATGCAGATAATATTCTTTTCTTTGCTTCATTTGTTGCAGCATTACTAAATGTTAAATAAGCAATCTTATCAGAAGATGTTTTATATTCTTCAATCTCTTTCTTTAAATAGTTATTAATTAAATGATATGTCTTTCCTGTTCCCGGAGGTCCTGGAACTATTATTCTTTTCATTTAAACGCTGGCTCCTTCATTGTATTCTCTGTAATAATTGGTTTATCAACATTTACTGTTTCAATTTTCCATATTCTCATTGACTTTTTATCTAATTTTAAAACTTCTTCTTTTGCTTTAAAAATATCTTCCAACATTTTTTGTGTTTTTGCTTTTGGTAAATCCCAAGACTTACTTCTTTTTAAAAAATTATTAAAACTTTGATATTTAAAATAACTATGTCCATTTTCTGTATATGGAATACCCCTTTTAACATCTTCCATAACTTTACCTGTTGCTCTATTTAAGAAATCTCCAAGTAATTCTTTTAATTGATAATCAAGTCTTGCTGCTTGTGGAACTTCTAATATTTTAAATGTATCTTTATTGGACATAATTTTATGTAAAAGTTTTTTCCAAATCATTTTACCTATTGGCATTAATACTTGATTTAATTGGTCCATTACTTCCATAGAAAATTTATCAAATTCATGAAGTGTTCCTCTATCTACTTCAACTGGCTTACCATCAAGATAAACAATATAAATTGTTGGATGTGATGGATATTTTTCTATTCTTTCTATTTCAGGCGTTGGAACATTTTCTCCAACTCCAAATTTTCTTTTTACACAAATCTTTGATTCACAAAAACTTCTAATAGGCTCTTGTTTACATTTATAACGATATTCTTTATTTAACAAAGATTTAATGACTGTATTTTCAAGATTATTATCATCTATTGGTGGATTCATGTATTTTGAATTATAACTATGTAATTTAGTTTTCCATGAATCTGGAAATCTTTTTCTTAAATAAACACCAACATTAAACATAGTATCATTTCTTTTTCCTTGTGGAACTTTGTCGGATAATAACGTAACTAAACAAGGCGGAGCTTCAAATAAATCTTCATTTTCTGTTGTTATAGGTTCTTTCCATTGTATTAAATCTTTTTCAGATAAAACTTTTTTATCATACAATTTAAAAAATTCTTCCAAAGTTAATAATTCTGCATTATCATCTAGTGCACGTCTTACAGATTCGTCACCACCATGATAAGGAACATTTAACCAACTACCAACTTGGTTTTTATCTGCAAGTATATAATCTTGTTTTGGAAATAATTCTTTACCAGCATGACCTAACATTGCTGCCATTGTTTTTAATTTTTCTCTAACTAAAGATGCTGGAACAAATTCTTTTACAAATAAAAATATATGTGCACCTCCCGACTTTGATTTAAAAACTATTAATGGTAAATTTTTATTTTTTATTTTTGTAACTAATTCTTTGTGATCTAAATCATAAACATCAACATCTAAACATCCCCACTTACATCTACTATCTTGTCTAATAGGTACAATTCCTAATGCTGGAAATTCACCATTTAAATGTTTTTGCCATAACGCATCTGTTACTGGCTTATGTACTGTTATTGACTCTGCTTCATTCTTTCCGTCATCTCTTATCTCTCCAGTCATTTTTGTTTGACCGTAAGAAGTTTCAAGACCAGAAAATATATTCTTAAATCTTTCTAACATATCCACTCTCAATGTATTGGGGTGATATTTCTATCACCCCATTTAGTATTTACTTATTAGTTGCTAAACTTTGATAGAACTGTTTTGCTCTTTCATAGATAGCTGCATCACTTACAGGACCAACTTTTGTAATGTTGTATCCATACCATTGATTTCCTTTACCGGAATTTAAAACGGTATTTAATTTGTATATGTGACTAAATGATGGTGGTGTATATGGACCATTTTTACCATCCATAGTTATTGACATCATCATTGCATTCCACTTTCTACTAACTTTACCCTGAGATGAACTCATAGATATAAGAGCAGTTTCAGTAGAACCTTTATCTACTATTAAAACAAAATGTTGACCAACCGTAAGAATGTAATTACCATTTGGTAATCTATCCTTACCCATTTGATCTTTAGTTGTTTTAGTCAAAATATCAGATGTATCTGGATAAATCTGTTCAGGTCTTCCTGATCCAGTTCCAAAATCTGACCATTCTTGAAACTCCAATTTATAATGACATGGAATAACTTCTATTCCTTTTGAACCATCATAAACTTTCTTTGTTACTGTATTTAGTAACATTCCTGGTTCAGCACCTTCTACATAAGCTTGATTTCGCTTCTGTCCTTCTGCTGATCCATTCTGCAATAATTTTAAGATAGGTAAAGCAACACTAGTGTTCTTTACATTCTCAAAACCTGCATGCGCATCGCTTTCAAACAATATTGATGAAGGCAATGGAGCATCTTTCTTTACCGCTACTTGTTTCTCGCTTCTCGTTTCCATTTTCTATTATCTCCTTGTTATTTTTGTTTGGTTACCTGCAAACGTTTTAAATAGATCAGAGGGCATATCAAGTCCAGATTCGATACGCTCTCTGACCACTGCTTTGAGTGTCTGGGCATGAACTCCAACTTTCTGAACAGGTTCAAAACCCTGACCTCGTGCAAGGACAGCATATTGTGCCGCCTTGTTATCTTCGCCACGACCAAAGGTAACAGTGATATCATTTTTAATGATATCGCCTAGACCGTTGTTACGAAGCCATGTAAAAGCTTGTTCCTGAACTTCAGGAATAATAGCTGCACTGTAAAAAGGTTTTACTTCTACAGATTCACCAT